GGCCGGCCTTCACGCAAAACCCGCCACAGTTGTTATGCTCATACCCTAACTTATACAGCCTTGGCTTTGCTATTCCGTGCCGTTTTAAAATAGCGTCATACATAGACCGATCAACGTTAAATTTATTCAAAAGGCTAACGACGGGCCGCTCACCCCAGTTTTTCTGCGCTCTTTCAATTCGGTCAAGCTCTGACCAGTCCATGCCAAGCACCAGCGGATCGGATAAAACAGAGTGCTCCTTTAGCCACTTTTTTACCGGCTTAGATTTTAGCTCAGTAGAACAATGCGCAGTCCTACTGTTTCCGATCCATCTTTTATCAACATAGACCTCCCATGGCGTTCGGCCATCTGTTAGCACAACAATCTCTTTCCCGACTGCTTTTGCGATGTCTGCGTTAAATCTGTACAAGTCTTCATCTTCAATCAACGTGTTAGCAAAGATTAGATTGAAGTCTAAGCCGTTTTCAAATGCCAACAATGCCGATATTCCAGATCCTAGGCCGCCACTAAAACTTATTTGGTACATTGTTTTTCTCCATTGTTTTAGTAGTCCAAAAGATCATCTAGCGGATCGTGCCCGTCTTGCTCAAGCCTAGCATTATGATGCGCCTCGATGGCCCTGCGCTTCTTGCACGCTATAGCAGCCGACTCGTTCGTCGATTTCGACCGTGGTAGAGGCATCTTCAGCCCAGCTATCACCGCCAGTACCTCATCTTCACCAATATTTAGCTCGCGGGCTATGGTGAATACCGATTTGTTAGCCAGTCGCATCAATTCAATTTGTCGTTCCATTTTATTACCTCCAGCGGCCCGCACAATAATGGCCTTTTTTTCCAGTTCGGTTGCGTTACCCCACAGTTTTATATCATTAAGCGTCCTGCCGCAACCATTGCAGACGCCAGCGGATATTTTGCAGGTGCTATTGCATGGGCTGTTCATTGCTCTAATACCACCGCATGAACATCAAACCCAAGCATCTGTTTAAATATGGCGTTAGCTTGCGTGTGAGGCAGCCTGGGAAGCCCGTAGTTGAACTTTCTGGCAATAGCCATAGAAAGGCCAGGGTCTGTCTTTGCCACCTGCCATGTGAACGTATAGCCCGTTATATCGTCGATTAGTTTATTCATTGTTTGTGCTCCTGGCCCCGAAGGGCCTTTTTAGTATTAGAAAGGGTTAGACCATCCGAAGTATTGCTTTTCGGTGATGTTGCCGCTTTGCAGCAGAAAGGTTAGATAATCTCTCCAGGCTTCGCGGCGGGCTTGACCTACGTTTAAAGATCCTGCTTTGAATACCCATAATGCTGATTTCTTAGTCATGTTGTTTGCCTCGTTGTTTTGTTGTTTTGTTTCGATAAATGAATACTAAGGCACTATAGCAGGGAGTGCAAGCACTAATTAGCAAGATAGTAATATAGTAAAAGGCTCACTATGTTGGAAAGGCTCTACCATGCGGGTTTCAGAGTATTATAGTTAGATAGTAATATAGTATATATACTATATTTTAATAGCTTCAAAACCACTTAGACTAGAATAACTAAATACTATTTATCTCTTTTATTTATTATATATAGGACTAAGTTACTATTTTACTATTTTCCTCTGAAAGCCGCGTCCCAGAGCCTTCCGAGCCAAAATTCCAATATAGTGGGCTCACTATCTTTCTCCCGCCAGGCATAAAAAAAGCCGCAAAAGCGGCCATTTATTGCAAAGCAAGCATCATGCCAAGAAATACTTTTCAGTTACTTTATTATTTGAAGCGGTGATTTGCTCGTTTTTCACAAAACCTTTCTCTATTAATATTTCTAGCGATGTTAAAACATCCTCTTTTTTAGCCGGCCTACATCGGTTTGCAATAACACCAATTGATTCGCCCAGTCCGTCATGGTCCAGGATGTTCAGTATCTTTCGATGTAACGCTTCATCGTGCCGCCGGTCATCTGCTGCCATGTTGCCTGCTGCCAGGTTCACCTTCGCTTGAATGTCCGCCTTGACGAACGCATAAGCCCACCGAACGTGCTCTACCGAGCGAAATCCATCATCGATAGCTAACACCAAGCTAACTTTCAAAACAAGCTCAAAAGCCCGCCTTGGTATTGCTTCCAATGTCGCCTCTTTGGATTTCTCGGCCATCGCGTGGAACTCGTCTTCTATAGTGTCAAGCAGATCCAATGCCGCCGCTTCTGTCGGTATTTCAACTCTGTCGGATAAATGCTCAACCCGTTGCTTTCCAGTTGCCGCAACCGATCCGCCGTTGTAGATACTAGCTAGGGTCATCGACATGGTCATATCCATTGGCAAAGTCTTAAACCGCTTTTTAGCTTTCGGGTTGGTCTCTTTCTCTTGGATTATCAAAGACCGCCCGAAAAACCCGTTTGCTGACTGCTCATAGTCCACTAGACCGTTAAACGTGACTGGGGTTGTGTACCCTATCAATGAAAGAAAAGGCCGCTCTAAACCGCTGTCAAGCGTCGACAGCTGCCGCTCAATAGATGCTATGTCAGACTCAACATCGGCCCCGTCAGCCTGGCGTTTCTTTAGCTGCCCCAGCTCCTTGGCTAATTGCATTTTAATCTCTTTTCGCACATCGCCACCCAATGGCATAAACGAATTCGCTTTTGAATATGCCGACATTAGCGCGCCGATAACACCTTCAAGGTATGCCGCACCGCCACGCTTCCGCGCGTTGTCGATCTTTTGCAACACTAGGCCCATTTCGTCGATAATATAGCAAGCCGCCTGGTGGTCGATTAAGTTGCGGATTATCTCCTGCTCGGATTTGATCGCGCCGTGGGTTGCCGGTGCTATCCCTGCGGCTTTATGTATCTCGGCCTGGGCTTGTTGTATTGCCTCTTTCCCGGTTGCAGAGCCTGCCACGCAAAATATAAATTGGTTAGTCGTGACACCGTAAACCTTGTCCTCATAGCGCAGCCCGGATATATTGCCCATTGCCGATAGCGCCGCTGCTACTGCTAGCCGCTCGCGTGGAAACCGGCACTGCCCGTTAATCCATTCCACCAACTTTCCAACAAAACCTGGCGGGCGCAATAGATCGATATTATCGTCAGACAATGGCTCGTCATAGACCAGATCAGTCTCGAAAGTCACGGTTGACTGGTAGCCGCCCTGCTCCGCGAAGTGAACCAGCGTGCCGACTGTTACTAGTGACGCGGATTTGCCGAACGAATGCCAATGCTGACCGATTTTTTCGCTGCCCGCGTAATCTTCGCCTGTTGCGCTCCATGTATCCCAAATCGCGCAGCCTGTGCCCGTAGTGGCATGGTGTAGCGCCATCCCAATCTTAATCCATTGTTCGTAGCTGCAATTCGCATCGATACATTGAAGCATCGCGCCCAGATCATCGGCTGACAGATCCACTTGCTGCCCGCGAAATTCCGCTCGGATATGCTCGGGTTTTTCCAGCAATGCCAACAACTCGGCGGGTGCTTCTGCAATGTCATCCGGGTGCCCTTTTTCTGCTTCGTATAAAGAGCCGCTCTTATGCAAAGATCCGCACCCGACAACATAGCCGCTCGACTTAAAATCAATGCCTTCATAATCGGCATGGTGTCCTGCCAGCGCCAAAGCTAAAGGCTTCTTAAAATAGATATGCCAACCACCGCCGCCGGTTGCAACGACAAAACCAGACAAGGCTTTAAAGTCTAGGTCTAAGTCTTTGCAGAGCTTCGCATATGCTTCGCTTCCGCCGTTTCGTGGGTCAATGTCGATAACGATATGCTCGTCAACTAAAACGCCGAACCCGGTATTAAACTGGCCCATCATTTCCATCGTGTCGAGCTGCTCGTCTGACCAATTGGGCGTGTGCTGCCAAGCCGATGTGCGCGGATGCTTTAGAATAGCCTTACAGTGCGGGTTGCCGCATTCGCAGTTGCCTTTAGCGTCAACGCCATGGAGGCCGAAAATGCGAAAGCCTGCGTCGAGATAATCAAACTGATTCATTGGCCTGCTCCTCTAGCCACTCTATTAACTGTTGAACGACTGGAAAAGAAACCCGCTGCCCGCCATTGGCTAGGTTATATATAGTCGAGTAACTAATACCGGTTGCCCTAGCGACGTATTTGAGATTAAGCGGCTTCAGCCGCTGTTGTAGCTGTTTAAGTGTCATTTCGTATCATCCCGTCTTATATAGCTCGTGTGTGTGATTGCAGTATATATACAAAAAAAGTTGTTGCAACCCTTAATATATTGCTTTAAAGTGCGAACCTCAATTAGGAAAGAGAGAAACAAACCATGTCAATATTA